CACACGAACGATTAGCGTCGGCGATGCCTTGGACGCGGTCCTTTCCAACATTAATCCTCTTACTGGCTCGTACACGTGCGTCCTACACACGGCGTAACAGCCCTAACCAAACACAGAAAAAACAAGCCTCGTTTTTTTGTTGGAAATTTAGCGTCTTCTAGAAAGACGGGTTCGATGCCTGCGCCGACGTCGTGTAGACCCATTCGCACCCTGTTCAAAGGAACCAAGACGGACTGGTTCATTGGTGCTACTTCCCATATTCTGGAAGGCGCGATTGACTCGTTCTCGATTGGCTCGTTCACGTTCTCTGCGAGTTCGTTCTTGTTCTCGTGCTAGTTCTATTTGCCGGAGAACCTCCCGTCGTCTGGCTTCTACTTCTTGTTCGAGTCTGTTTATTTCAAGCCCTGTTGTGAGTGCTGCTACGTTTTCGTTTGCGAAGGGTGGATAGACCAAAGGTGTCGCGTTAGCAGCAGCAGGAGCAGGAAGGTTCAACGATCCAAGCAGGTTTCCCGTAGGGGTTGGAACAGAGGCCTTGTACTGGACAATGCCCCTGATTGGTTGTCGTGTTTCAGGATGTCGTCCTCCAGTTCGCATTAGTTGGTCAACGGAGGTCTTGGTGTAATACTTTCCTAAATCGAACTCGGTACGAGTCGCATCTCTCTGAAAGTCGGTCATCGCCATTCCGTCCTCAATCTCTTCCCCGGTAAGGGCGTCACTAGTTCGCTCCTCTTCTCCTGAGGTAGAATCAATCGACATGCGAGGTACGATGCGAATGTTACCTAATACCGGTCGAGGAATATGACTCAAATTCCAGGTGAAGTTCACGTCGTTTATGGGTCCTGCTCTTGCTCTTGCTTCTACTTCTGCTCTCACACCAAGAATGGTACTCACATTCCAAATTTGAATCCTTCCTTGCATCCCCGCGACCAAGGTTCCATTTCCCAGATATAATAACGAGTTTACACTTCGGGTGGCCGGAGTATGGACCAAGGTTTTTAGGCAGACTTGTGTCTCGACGTTCCAAATATATATTCTTCCGCCAGCTCCGGCAGCTAGGAAATTTCCTCCAAGATGACAGAGGCACATAATGGGATTCCTTTCGTAGCGTCTATCTTCTTCGAGTAACGGATACACTAGCACAGTCGGTTCTCCGTCCCAATCAAGGTTCCAAAGAAAAATTTTTCCTTCAGATTGTCCAGACGCGACACGACGACTTCCGAGATAGCACATACTGTTGATCCGTCCTCCCGCGTACAGTCGTTTGCCAGTTGTTTTGATACACTCGTCTCCTCTCCACACCTTAATGGTTCCATCGATAGCACCTGATACGAGATCTCCATCGGCATTACAAAGACTGACCACCGCAGTAAGCGGTGCTGTCCCCCGTAAAATTCGTTGTAAGGGAAGAGACGCACCGACTCCTCGGCGACCCGGGAATTGTTGTGCCAGATCAAATTGATAAATATCGTTGCCGGATCCCACAAACAAGGATTCTCCCATAGAAAGCAGACTTGAAACACCAGTAGCGAATTTATCATTATCAGGACTATCTAAGGCTCCTTGTACCCATAGACCCCCGATACGGCTAAATTTGGAGTCCAGTTTGTGAATTTGGACGCTATTGGTACATCCAAATATGAGTTTTCCATTATGTATCGTAGTAGCGATCACCGGTCCTGTTTTTTTGGATATTTTCAAGGCCCACGCACCTTCGGGTGTTTTTTCCCAGATGTTACCATCACGTCCTGTACCGGCCACAAAGTGAGTTGGATCAATGGAGGTAAGAGACGTTATCTCTGCGTGGCCGTCGTCGATTCGTTGGACAAGTTCGGGAGGAAAGGGATTTGCGTTGCGAAGTCTTTGTGCAAGTACCTGTGCACGTTCACGTGCTTGTGCACGAGCGATCGCGCGAGCGTCCATTCTATTTAGGCTTCCTTTTTTCTCCTCCTAAGGACTGGACCCGTAAGAGGGTCAATGACCTTGGTTGTCAGCCTTCAGAGCACTGTCCCTGCGTGGATGGAGGATCTCCACGCTGACGTAGACGCAAAAACAGGCTACCTTGTATCGCACCCTAAAGGTCTTTACGGTCAAAAAATCAAGGAACTTGTTCGGTATTTCAGCGGACAGTCCGTCGAACTAAAGGCGATACGACACGGACGTCGTGTAAGACCGAGTGCGTGCTGTTTGTACACGGGCATATTGTTTCAATTTCTGTCTGAATACGTCTTTCCGATTGCCTTTGCCTTGTTTGCGTCCTACATGTATTATCAATGGACGCCCACAGAGATTCCCTTACCGCCCCTTGTCCCATCAGGACCCCTTTTACAAAACGAAACAGCACAAGACGGCGGTTGGTTTGACTGGATGCCGAGCGCGGCGGAAGCCGGCAGTTGGCTGGGGTCCACTACCCGTTCCCTTGCCTCGGTTCCTGTGTCCTTCCTAACGCATGCGGTTGATCGGAGTCTTCACGTTCAGGAAGCCTTCGCGTCGATTCAATCGACAGGGAGCAAGATATTCCTTCTTCCCCTCTTATTCGTCGCCGTATATTTTTTGACAAAGATTGTCTGTCGCGTCCTTCTCCATATTCAGACGCTTTGCTCTGCCCAACGGCGGATCTGGCACCTTCAAGAGATCCTCATTCAGGACACCGAAGAAGCCTTGGAACGCGCACTTACGGGCATGATACGACCGTTTCTACTAAACTACTATGAGACGATCCTCACCCTTCCCTCCTCGTCCTCATCCTCACTTGTTCCAGCAGACAAGGCGAACCTTCTCCGCCTTACCCAAACGTACCGGGGACATCTTCCTCTAATGCGCGTCAATCTCTATGATCGCCTGGCGATGGAGGTCAAACAATTCTCCTTTGCGGAATTAGTGAAACGTGGAGGCTTGTCACCAAGTTACCAACGTGCCCTTCACCAACTGATTCGTTACGCCGACGACGAGTTGTCCAACATTCTGTTTTCGTTTCACGAAGAGATTCACCGGGTGCCCGAGGCGATACAATCCAAGGTCCTGGATGCGGGACACTTTGCGATTCAAGGGGTAACACGTGCAGCCTCGACGGCGATGGTATTGGCGTCCGCTTTGTAAGGGGGGGCTTTGCCCAAGGGGCTATACCCCCTCTCACGGCACCCAGGGCGGGGTCGAAGGGGCGGAGCCCCTTGGGGGGTCGAAGGGGGCTTGCCCCCTTAGCGCGTAAACCAATGAATCACCGGTCTCAAAGCCGATGACACTGTAAACACAAACCCTCCCACTTCCACAACAAATCGATCCTCCAAATCGACAATGCGTCCGAGTTCCTTGTATTCGAACGCACCGTCAGGAATAAACCGACGATTGAATTGTCGTGCTAAATACTCGCCTTGCTGTCGCGCCGACTGGGCTGTCGGTGGTCGGCCCGCACAATCACCGATGACAAAGACATCCGCCCGTCCCCCAAGACGTAACGAAGAGTCCACTTGCCCAAGGGCCTTCAAGTCGCGAAAGAGCCCCGTCGGACGCACGCCACACGTCCATACCTTCAGACCCGCATCCGTCACATCCCCCGCCTTTGTCTGAATCACCGTCGAAGTCACCCCCGTGATCTTTTGTTCCATCAACAGCCAAATCCCCTTGTCCGCCAGCGAGTGAAGGACGGTTGTTTGAAATGTAGGAGAAAATCCAGGAAGAACAGTCGACCCCCCTTCCACAATCCGAACCGGATGTCCCAAACTCTTGAGTTTACACGCGAGTTCTACTCCCGTAGGCCCTGCTCCCATCACCGTCACACCTTCCCCCGCCTTCAAGGCAGACTTAAGACGCACAAGGTCCGCGTCGGTCTTACACATCAGACAGTTCTCCGCCACCCCTGGAAGACCAAAGGTATTAGGTTCCGAGCCCGTGGCGACCACCAAATAATCGTACGTATACCCATCCTTCTTTCCCACAACACGCTTGGACCCCACGTCGACCTTGACGCAGGAGTCCACGGTCACGGGCACAGGCATTTCAGTGTGCGTCGCCTTCCAAAGAGAAATCATATGGGGTTGATTGAGTCGTGAATCCCGTTCCGAAACGACTTGAACGTCGTAAAGGGTGCGATCCACCCCCGATACAAAGGCGTGCCCTGCCCATCCACTTCCCATGACCACGACCTTGGGCTTTTGTTTTGGCGGCGAGTCCATAAAGAAAGGAAGATCGAAGAACTGGGTGGAATACCCAGGCAAGGTAGACAAGGCACGCGCAGACCACCACATTTAGAATATGTAAGAGACCCAGGGTCTAAATAGACACCAGAAGACCATCTCAGATGGACTCCTTGGACGAACGCATCGCCCGCATCCGAGCCAAACAACAACTGTGGGGATCCTTCCCTCCTCCTTGTATTTTGACTCCTCGTCTGTGGCTAGGAGCCGCACACGATGCCACGGATGTCGAATGGTTGAAGGAGCATCATATTTCGCACGTCATTAACTGTGCCGAACCTATTCCAAAGTACGAGTCCAGCATTATCTATGAGACGGATATTGAACAGGTCTGGGTTCTCAACGCGGACGACGATCCATCGTATCCAATTCTGGAAAAGCATTTGAATGAAGTTGTATCCTATTTGAATATAGCCTACCGTAATCCCGATGCCCGTGTATTGATTCATTGTCGCGCAGGAATGAACCGGTCCCCTGCCTTGGCCTTGGCAGCCGTGGTGGCCATGGCTCCTCCTACAAACCGGTCAAGACTTGAGGTGTTTGCATCCTTTTATGAGGGTGCTGTGAAGCAACGCCCCTTTATTTTACAAAATGAAGGATTTTACGAGCAACTGTTGACATGGGCTCACGCCTAGAAGATCTCGTTCCACGCAGGTTCCGCATATGTATAGGGGGCACTCAACGTAGTATCACACACTCCTGTTTCTAACATATGAACCACCGATTCATATATGACCTTTTGCCCCTTATTTTTCGTCCCTGGAATATGAAGAAAGAAGGCTCCTCGTCCAAAAAGTTCCGCAAAGGTGGGTGAATCCGTTTTTTGGATGTGAATTAATTGAATCCCCGCATTGACTCCAAAGGTCGAGGTATGAAGGAGCGACGCCTCCACATCAAGGGCAACTCTATCAGGAAACTCATTTACGTAGGACCCAAGAGCAAATTGGTCATCGGTGAATCCTTTTTCTAAGATCCAGTCAAAGTAAGGTTTCAGAGCCCGTACACTCCCCGCCAAGAGTCCATTATTCACAAATTTACGATTTGGAAGGACCTTAATGCCGTGATGGGTCCAGTAACGAGCTAGGGGTACGCATTGAACAGACTTGAAATTGTCGGGAACGTCGAATTGTCCAGAACAGGTCAGTTCCATGCTAGCAACTATCTCTTTGCCAAACGAGCGAAATCCTTCGAGAAAGGCTTTCGGACCTCGCACACAGACAACATCTCGTGCGTCCGACAAGACTACAATTCGGTCCTCGGACAACAAGTCCAGATGGTTACGATACGCCTTCATACGGGTTCGCCATCCGTTCCACGTCTCCCCCATTCCAATCAAGTGATAATCCCAGCCACGCGATCGTACCGTTTTTTCAAAGAATCGTGTTTCACTGGTCGGGGCATTGTCATAGGCGATAAGCAGGGGCGCAGACATTTACGAAATGATTGTATTTTTTGTTACTGGTTCAACCGAATCTAACAAAATTGAGGGTCAACTATTTCATTCAAATTCGTCACACCACCTTACTGCAGATGCCCCCAAAAACCTGTCCTACTTGTTTCAAAACGTTTGCCCATTTGGGGCAACACATGAAAAAGAAGACTCCGTGCCATGCTCCGACTTCCAATCCTCTCGAAGAGCTTCAAGCCACCGTCAATGCACTGACGACCTCCCTTCAAGCCGTAGAGGCCACACTTATGCGTGTGACTGCCTCGATTCCGGCGACGAATCCCGCTGTGATTGAACACGTAGAGACTCCTGTGCTCCCGGTACCTTCATTCCAAGCCATCAGTCTCTTCAGTGGTGCGGGAGGCGACACAACAGGTTTGGAGCGTGCCGGATACACCGTCGTTGCCTTCAACGAGTTTAACGAGCCCGCCACAAAGACGCACACGACCGTCTTTCCGTCCTCGACGGCCCTTGTCAATCCTACGACCGGCAAATCGGACATCAAGCAAGTTCCTGATTCTGTGTTTGAACCCTATAGAGGACGCGTCAATGTCGTCTTTGGCGGATTTCCTTGTCAGTCTTTCAGTCATGCAGGTAAAAAACGTGCCGACGATCCCCGTAGTGAACTCGTCCATGAATTCGCCCGTGTCGCCCGTATTGTCCAGCCCGAGTGGATTATTGGCGAAAACGTCAAGGGACTCCTTGCTCGCAAAGGCAAGGACCCCCATCAGCCCGCAGACGCTCCACTTCGCCCTGTTATCGACATTATTCGCGATCTGTTTGAACGTACAGGGTATAAGATCTCGTACAAGGTCATTGACGCGACTACCATCGGCGTTCCCCAGCACCGAAAGCGCCTTATTATTGTAGGCCATCGAGGAACTCTGTATCCCCACGTTCCCTGGGACGACCTAACATCCGCCAGCACACCCCATCAAACAACGATTCGTCCCTTTCTAGACTCCCATCTTGACGGTGCGATGATACTCCCCGCCCTTTACACTCCTGAGGCACAACCCGCCAACTACTGGATTTCCACAAGTGAAACGGTAGCCACTAGCACACCGCACCCCAATCTTGTGCGCCTTGTGCGAGGGATTCGAAATCCCTCGAGCAAAGAAAAACAGGCGGACCCTAGCGTCGCAGCACAAATCGTAGAGCCAAAGGGGCTCATCAGTTTCGGTGTTCGCAAAGGAGGGTACCACGGAATGATTGTTAACCCCGACGTGGCGAGCAACACCATCATCAGCACCTACAATCTGTGTCCCCGTCTCTTTGTCGGTCTTCACAACGCCACTACCAACACCTATTGGATTCGAACCATGACCCCGAAGGAACTTGGACAGATTCAAGGGTTTCCCGCGGACTACGCGTGGCAAGGGACGCCAAAAGAACAGATTGCCCAGATTGGCAACGCAGTGCCTCCGCCCTTGGCAGAGCGTGTCGCACGATCCTTACCTCGCGTGGAGTTCAAGGAGACCCCTCAACTTGAAATAATAGAAGAGGACGACGATTCGTTTGATGAAAGTTAAAAATAAAAAAAGCCAAATAGAATGCGAATATTGGTCTTTATGTCCGATAATCGATCATTAGACGCAGATATAGAGAAAGCTAGTTATAATTCACTCGTCGCCTCTATTAATTACGAGTACTGTAAAAAACACAAATATGATTTTTTGTATTATGTTCCTTATAACAAAGAAACAGGAAAAGGGAGTCTGTATAATTGTATAGATCCAAATTCCAACACAGTTCGTCATGCGTCTTGGTCGAAATTATTGAGTACTAAGTTGGCACTCGAATTGGATTACAATTATGTAGTATATATTGACAGCGATTGTATATTTAAAGATTTTGAACAAACGATTGAACAGTTTATAGAACCATTCAAGGATAAAGACATTATTTTTCTAAACAATAAACCATGGGGGGATCACTTACCTTGTGCTGGTTTTTTTGTTTTAAAGGTAAATGAACAAACAAAACGATTCGTAAATGATTGGTACAATGTAAATATCCCTGAAAAAAACAAATACCACGAATGGGAACAACGTGCTCTCTGGAAGATATATAAGATGTACAATATTGGAATCATAGATAGTTGGATGTTCAAAGAAGTGAGTGGGCAGTATTTGAGGCATGTCGCAAGTACACATGAGAGTGAAAAACGTATCCCTTATTTTCGAAATTTTATTAAAGAAAAAGAAATCGATTATTTATCCAATGTCATTAAAAATATAGAGGTTATCGAATTTAGCACAACATAACTAGTCGTCTTTGCCTAGATATAAACAATCGTAACTCCTTTCTCCCTTTTCCTTTTTCCTTCTCTTTTTTTCAAAGACCCTAAACATCCCGAGGATGAAGAAGATAAAGAAAGTATCTAAAATATGTAGATGCCCAACATATTGGTTTTGTCTTTATCTTGTAAAAAAAATTCTACTTTATGGCCGAAACTTATTGGACTAGGCATTCATGATCATGTTATATTGTGTGGTGGAGCCGAAAAAACGGAATTAGTAGGAAAAATTCTTTATTTGAAGTGTTGTGATACGTATGATGGTCTTTCTGAAAAAATGTTAAAAGCTATTGATTTTATTCTCAATTGTGACCAATTTTCTCACATCACACATATTTTAAAAGCAGATGATCATGATACTCAAATTTCATCGTCACAAATCAGTCAAATATCATATAAATATAAAAAAGAATTAGAGAATTATCATTATATAGGTCAATTATTATTCCCAACCTTAAGATATCCGAGACATCATTTTGGTAAAGTTCCGATTGATTCTGTTTGGCATAATAAGGAATTTCGACCTAAAAAAACGTCATCCTATTTGGGGGGTGGGGAAACCTACATTTTAAGTCGTGTTGCCCTTCTTTACATAAATCAGCCTGAAAATAAAGAGTATTATATGGAATATTTATATGAAGATGTTATGATGGGAGTTCTTATGGATAAATATTCAATACGCCCTTATAAAGTCAATTATGGAATAAAAACTTGGCGTGGCTGATAATTATATTTTTTTTGACACATACGAACAAACTCCCCTCCATCGTGCCTCATTATACTCAACTGAGAACCGATCACACTTGTACCGATTTGCGAACCGCACATAGGTACAAAGACTTCCCGCCCCTTTACATTCCTTATTGTATTTTTGCTTGACGGCAATCAACTCGTTCATCGCATCCACCTCGTCAGCCGTAGGGATCTCTTGCCCGAGCGCGATTGTTGTCACCAACTCGGTGGTCTTGGTCTTTCGCGGGGCACTGGTCCGCCGTTCCCACGTGATGACGTAGACAACATCCTTATGAAACCAGCCATCGTTGAGAAAGAAGATATCGCTGGTCGTATGTTTGAGATCCAGGTCTACCGCGTGTAATACCGTCTTTCCATCTGTTTCCAACACGCGAAAGTCGATGGATTGCTGGGATCCGTGGACTTGATACACGTAATACAGGCCCGGGCTAGAAGGAGTCCCGTCGGCACTATATTGAAATCCGTAAGTATCTAGGACCTGCGCAAAGGCGGCTTCTTGAACGGTCGGCATGTTTCCCGTTCCTTGGGCCTCGGCTTTGGCACGACGGTGGAGCGTTCGAATTAATTCACTATGCTCTACTCGAAGACAGGAGGGCGTCGTTCGAAGAAAGGATAGAACGGCTTGTACACGCGAAGCGAAGGTCATTTGGTCATTGAATCCTCGGATTCGACAAGGTCAATTTTTAGACTTTCAAGCACCCGCACGAAAAATAGCGTCCGTATCGTCGTTTGTTTTTATTAATTTCCTCTGTGTAGGCCTTGTCAATTGTTTTGTATTCTGTACGTAATTCAAGGATATCATCGAGTGTTTTCCGCTGTTCCTTTGTCATCTGTTCCAGACTTGCGTCTCGTTCTGGACTCACTGGTAACAGTTTCTTTTCGGCAATGTCATTGTACAAATCCTTGAGTTTGTTGGTTAGGATGATTTCCGTGGTTTGAATGTCCTTGACGACGGTGAACACATTGGTTCCGCACAACACTGGGTAGTTGTATCGAATGTGTTCCGGGAGCACAAAGGGATTGGTTTCCTTGATTTCCTTTGCCTGCTTATACGCGTCCTCCAGGATCTTCTTCATATCTTCGTGCGCACTGGCAATAAAGAGCATACGCCCGGAGTTAAAGACCAGTTCTGATTCAAGTTTATCAAGTTTGTAGGTGGTGGTGCGATGCGCTTCGGCACGTGCGTCCAATTTCAAATAGTTGATGACGGCTAATAAAAAAGCTGTAAAGGCATTCATACTGCTGACGACCGTGATGCCATAGGATTGTTCTTGGAGCACGTAGTTAAGCACGCTCCCTAATACTGTGATGAAGATGGAGGGAAGCATCAGAAGGTGGAGTCTCTGCTCGCAAAAGGTTTTGGCTTCGGCATACAAGAGTTTCTGGCCTTTGAGATATAGGACAATCACGTCGCAAATCATCGAACTGTTGGACTGGGCGTTGTTGTAGGTCAAGGTGAGTGTTTGCTCCACGTCCGTGTACTTGTATTTCCCGGAACGAGGAGTTGCGATCACAACCGCGGTACTTGTTGTTGATGCCACGGTCGCGTCGGAAGAAGATGATGGAGTCGAAGAGACTTCCGAGACTGGAGCGGAAGAAGAAGACTGATCTGTAGACATTCTATCTACTAAGTAGAAACAATGGGCTGTAGCGCATCAAAACCTAGCATTCTAACCTCCGAAAAGCCCGTGGTAGGAACAATCTTTATTCCGATTGGAAACCCTATGCCAAATACCCCCTCCCCGCTGGAAATTCAAGCCTCGGAAAAGCGTCAGCAAGACCTACGGGAAGAATTTGGTCTATAGCAAAAAAATCTACGGAAAATATATATGGGTGCCGGTATCTCTGTCATTGATCCGAAACACATGGGGGCAGCGATTGGAGCGAGTCCCATCCAAGCGAACGGTCAGATTCATATGCGTGCGGAACTGGTTCCTGCGGCTGGACAGGCTAAAACGGCCTTACAGCGTATTACCGCCGTCGACTCGAAACGAAATGTTCAAAAAACGGAAGAGGACAAGAAGAAACTACTTGCGTTACAAGAGGATTTAGGTATGTAAGGGGCTCCGCAAGGGGCTCCGCCCCTTTGACCCCGCCCTGAGTATTGTGAGAGGGGGTCCAAAGGGGGCTTGCCCCCTTGGGGATCAAAGGGGGCTTGCCCCCTTGCCTCCTTAAATATACACCCAAGGTAAGATGTTGCCCCTGAACCTCCGGCCGTTTGGAATTGAAGGAACCATTCATGATACAACTGAATTGAATGAATTGAATGATTTTGAGTTTGCCCCCGGGCATCATGTATCCATTCCAGGAACGGATACAATTCGAAGATTTGTGATAGATGGGAAACGATACAACGTGAAAGAAAAGTTAGGGAAGGGAACCTATGGCGTTACGTACAAGGTGGAGGATTCATCTGGGCGTGAGTACGCCGTAAAAATTACCAAGAAATTGCGAGGGCGCGATAAGACTCATTTCCTAATCGAATGTATCACGCAAATTTTCATGGAACTTGGAAGTCGCGATGAAACCGACGGCCCTTACGTTCCAGTAGTATATGGTGTCGGTATGAATCCCGATACAGGACACGGATACTTGTGTAGCGAGTTAATGCGAAATACACTGGATTCTTTTATTGATGTAAACGGGCCCGCCGACAACAATATCGTAATTCCAGATGCTCTTACTCAAGTCGCAAAGATGCTTGATTTTTTTTATAAAAAGTACCGATTCAATCACCGAGACTTGAAGGCAGACAATGTGATGTATGTAAAAAAAGGGGCTAGACGTGTGTTCAAGCTTATCGATTTTGGATTTTCTTGTCTTTCCATTCCTAGACATGGCACATATCCTCTTACCATCAAAGGAGGGTCCTATTTCGATTCTACTCGAGAATGTTTCAAGGATGAACGAGATATGAGTCAATTGATGTACCAAATTCTCGATTACAAGGCAAAGATGAGTCCTGAACTGTTTTCCCGATTGTCTGACATGTTGGTCGCGAACGTCAAGCGCCACAAGTGTCGTATGGCGGACGGTTGCCCTCTTCATAAAATGGAGCGATGGAAAAATACATACAATTTTTTGAATCGCACCAACGTGAGAGTACCGTTTGGCGAACCGTCGCGCGTCACCGAACAGATGAAACTATTTACGGAAGGAAAACCCTTGGATCGAGCGGTCCTGAAACTAGTCGCGAAACCTTGTCCTCCCGGAACCGTTCGTCATCCAACGACAAGACGTTGCGTGAAAGAAGGCGGGAAAGCGTGGTTGTCCTTTAATCCTGTGGCAGTAGCAAATGCCCCATGTAAGGAAGGAGAAGAACGCAATCCAGCGACTGGCCGTTGTATCAAAAAGTGCCCAGAAGGTACACGACGCGTGGAAGGAACACGACGTTGCGTGAAAAAATTGAAACCCATTTCCACTGAAGTTGTGTAGGCCGGCGCAAAATGAACATCTTTTTCCTACATACAAATCCTCGCAAGTGTGCACGATGGCACTGTGACAAGCACGTCGTCAAAATGATTTTGGAAACCTGTCAATTACTGTATACCTGCCACTGGATGCTGGCAAGTAGCCTGGCAACGGCGCCTCTTCTAGACAGTTCCTCCCCGCAGCGTGGGTACAAGAAGAGCCATCCGAATCATCCCTGCGCCAAGTGGGTGCGTCTTTCCCTGGTCCATTACGTCTGGCTAGCAACACTTGGCAAGGAACTTGTAAGAGAGTACAGGTTCCGCTACGGAAAATACCATAAATGTGAAATACATTTGGAGTGGTTGTACGCCCATCCTCCACCAGCCCTTCGGAATATGGGATGGATAGAACCCTTTCTTGCCATGCCTAACCAGCATAAAACAGGCGACCCTGTGGCCTCTTATCGTCGATACTATATCCACGATAAGAAACACATTCTACAATACACAAAACGTAATAGACCTCATTGGATTCCCAAAGCCTAAAGTTCTTTTTCATTAATAGAGGCAATGCGATGGGGACTCTTTGCACTTTTTGCTTCTATTGCGTTATTTTCCGCTCCAACGCGGTCAGCACAGACAGCATTAACACACCAAGAATGGGGTGATGCTACTCCGAGTGCGACGATGAAACCTTGGTATAATCCGCCCTTCTTCCGGAACGAGGCAACAACAAACCTTATTCAGCCTAGTCCTACGATAGTATCGGGAGCACGTCAATTGTTGTGTGCGTCGTGTGCGGTAGGAACCTATTGTTCTGGGTCGACCTGTTTGGCGTGCGCAGCAGGAACGTATAAAACGACTACCTCGGGTACGGGTACATGTACGACGTGTGGTACTTGTGCTGCTGGAACTTACGCGTCGACTGCGTGTACGGCCAGCACGAATCGTGCTTGTACATCCTGTGTGGCCGGATCGACCTTTAGTACGACTACCAATGTGGCCGTGTGTACAGCGTGTGCGACAGCGTGTGTGGCAGGAAGCACCTATCAGTCAACTGCGTGTACAACGACTGTCAATCGTGTCTGTACGGCTTGTACTGTTTGCGCAGCGGGAACGTATCGAAGCACGACCTGTACCGCCTTGGCCAACACGGGATGTATTTCTTGCGTCGCAGGTACATCGTACAGTACCACCACTAATGCGGCTTCTTGTACGGCATGTACCACTTGCGCAGCGGGAACCTACGCGTCGACAGTATGTACTGTCTCTGTGAATCGGGCGTGTACGGCCTGTGTAGCAGGGACGTCGTATAGTACAACCACCAATGCGGCCGCGTGTACTGCTTGTACAG